CTGATATTGAATGTTATTTCACAAAGTTCGAAAGCGACAACGAATTTTATGTTCGTGTTTTTTCTAAAACAAAGGTGACCGTAACCTTTGATGAATTTTTAAAATTAAAGGAATTATGAATCCAAAGAAAAAACACCAACTAATGCATCAATTGGTTTGTATCAAAATGATTGAATTAGAAATTTACGACCAATTAAAACCAACCTCAGAAAAGATGGTCCAACAGTTAGCATTTTGCGAAGAGTTTATAGATTCTATTGCCGATACTTCGACAGTTCAAAAAACCACCTATTTTAACGATATGGTCAAAAAAATAGAGACAATAATTAGGAAAGATTTTGACGAAACAATGTAATAATTCACTATCTTTGTTTTTTCATAGTTTAATTTTTTTGTTTTTAAAGTTAGGAAGCCTCTATTAGTTTAGAGGCTTTTTTTATTTATCTTTGCCTCAATAGCAAATGTATAACGCCTTCGATCGGGGTGCTTTCGTATTGAAAGATGCATTTCAAAACCACCGTTGATCTGGTGGTTTTTTTATTTTAAAACTTTAACAATGCGTTAACATTTTGGAACACTTTTGTTCCTTATATTTGTACCAGAGTTAAGGAAGTGATTTACACGGAAAACTCAAAAACTTAGAAATTATGAAAACTACAATTACAAGAGACACAAATACTTCATTTTTTAAAGTAGTTACAAGCGAAAGTGGAAATGAATTTTCAATAAAAATTCAAAAAGGCAGCACAGAATATGTAAATGCTTGTGCTTTATTTAACAAAAATAACGTTGAAATAGTTATCGGAAATAAAGTAAACTAAAAAAAATCGGGGCGTAAAAACCCTTTAAAAACAAAAATTATGGATTTAAAATTCACAGGCGAATCACTTTCAGGCGTGCAAATAGAAAGTGATTCAATACTTCAGGGAAAAAAGCTAAACGGAATTAGGATATTTTTAAAAACAAAAGAAGTCTTTCCTAAGTGGACAGAATGCAAGCCCGAAACAGTAAAACAAATATTATGATAACAGAAGAAAAAGCAGAAAAAATTAACAAACTTATGAAATTAAAAGAAGTTACGGTTCAAGACGATTATTTTACAGATATTTTTAATGACAAAAATAACAATGAAATTTTTAGGGTTATGAGTTCAAGAGGATTTGAAAAACACCCTGAAAAAGAAGATGAAGTTATGGATAAAATATTAAAAGAGCTAAATGATTTTAAAGTCTACTAATATGACCCCTAACGAAAAAATAAACAACCTAACCGCTACATTAGGAATGTCAGGTAAACGTGCCGCTGAAGTGATAGGAATGCCTTACACCGCATTTAGAAAGCGAAAATGCAAAACACGAAATGAAGTTTTTAGCGAAGAAAATTATATAACATTATTAAAATTTACAGAATCATGGAAAAATTACAATTAAAACATTTAGCAGGGTATTTGCCTTATGAATTAAAAATTAGATGTTTTAGAAACGAACAAATTTTATTTGTAGAAGACTTGTTTTTAAATGGAGAAGTTTTGGATTATTTGCTAATTACTAGTAAGTACAATCATTATAAACCAATACTTCATCCGCTTTCCGACCTTATAAAACTAATTACAATTAACGGAATTACGTTTGTACCTGATACGTGGATTTATTACAATATTAAAAAAGATGTTGAAATTTATCAATTTTTAAATGGTGAAATATCATTAGATATTATAACGGAAAATTACAGTCAAACAATTAATTTAATTGATGGATATTTAATAATGCAAAAGCTTTTAGAATGGCACTTTGATATTTACGGACTTATTGATAAAGGATTAGCAATTGACATTAACACATTAAAATCATGCGAACTATAAAATTTAGAGGATTAAGAGTTGACGGTAAAGGGTGGGTGTGTGGGCATTATTATGATGATGAGATTCAATCTTTTATTATTTCTGGAATAAATACTTACGAAGTAATCCCAGAATCACTAGGTCAATTTACGGGCAAACTAACAAGCGATGATGTTGAAATTTACTCGGGGGATTTGATATTGCCTTATATCGGTTTTATTCCTAAAGAGGTAAATTGGAACGAAAAAGAGTGTGGATGGTATTTTGAAATTAAACCGTTTTCACAATTACGAGTTTTAGATAAAATAATCGGAAACATACACGAAAAGTAAAAAGTATTTCTTATATTTGCAGTTCAATAATTGGTGGAGCATTTATTGGATTTAAGAAATTTTTAAAAAGCCTTACAGTGCGGAACTCCACTTCCAATCTGTAGGGCATTTTTTATACAGTAAAGTTATGGCAAAGGAATTACCTTATTTTAAATTTGAACCTAATCAATGGGAAAACGGAAATATACAAATGTTTTCCAGAGCCGAAAAAGGATTGTTTATTGATTTATGTTCAATGTATTGGTCAAGAATTGGAAACCTTCCAGTAAAATTAGCCATACAAAAGCTATGCGATGGCAATGCAACCGTATTAAATTCGCTATGCGATGAAAAAATAATTGAGGTTATAGATGGCAATATTTATATAAAATTTTTATCTGAACAGCTTTTATTGTTTAAAGATTTAAGCGAAACCAATAGCAAAAACGCAAAAGAAAGATGGGAAAAGGCACGTAAACAAAAGGAATTATACGAAACAGATGCGACCGCATTAAAACCGCAATGCGAAACCGATGCCATAAGAGAAGAGAAGATAAAAGAAGATAAGATAAATAAACCTACGGTTAAGTTTTCATTTTTTAATTCTCTTTTAGATTTGGGATTATCAAAAGATTTAATAAACGATTGGCTTGCGGTTCGTAAAACCAAAAAAGCAACAAACACCAAAACCGCTTTTAATAATCTTTTAATCGAAGTAGAAAAATCAGGAAAGCCAATAAACGAAATAATCAACAAATGCGTTACGGAAAGCTGGAGCGGTTTTAAAGCATCGTGGCAATGGCAAACAAATAATTTAAACAATCAACAAATAAAATTAGAAAACAATGAAACAGTTAGGCAAATGTCAGCAGCAGTTAGAAATCACAACCCGAGCATTAAATATTAAAAATGCGGTTTTAATTTCTTTTGAAAGAACACAAACAAACCCTTTTGGAATTGATACAATGGTTGAGGACTTACTTTCTGAATTTCCAAGATTAAAAGACGAAGATTTAATTCAAGCAATTAGAAGCGGTGGACTTGGTAAATACGGCAGAACTTATAAACTTTGCACTCAAGAAGTTTGTATTTGGATTCGAGAATTTTTAAAAGAAAAGAATCATAAAAATATTCAGATATGAGTTGGCAAGAACAAACCGCATTAAGACGTATATTTAACGTTTTTAAGCGAAGTAAGGTAAACATTTACCCAGAAGATATAAATGCCTTAAAAACGATTAATGAAAGCCTAGAAGCTTATCAAAAGGAATTTGTAAACGACAACAAACTATTCGCAAAACTTTTATCTTTACAAATAACGCAAAATGTAAGATATTACGGAAGTATTGAAACGGCTTTAATAGCTTTGAAAGACGACCTTAAAAATCCGTTAGAGTATAATATTACGTTTTTGCAGCAGGAATTAAACCAGCGGGCTGTAAATGATTATTTAGAGCAAAATAAAACTAAAACAATCTTATCAGAAAACGAAAAGGAATTTCAAAAAAAACTTTTAGAAAGTTGGAGTTTGGAAAATGTTGAAAAATCTTTCTACAATACCGCAAACGAAATAATTAAAAATATAGACTTTTACAAATAAAAAACTAAATCATGGAAAATAGAATAACGCAATTTATTAGCCTTTGGGGGTGTTTGATTACTATGTTAGTCGTTGAAGACAAATACATTAAAGCTTTAATGTTTTTACTTACTATGGGTTGTTTGGCAAATTATTATTATTTAAGATTCAAAAAATAATCATGGAAAAACTAAACTTTGACGAACTAGACAAAACAATAAATCCCCAGCCGTTAATAAACTTTGCTGATATTTACAAAGAAGCATTAATTGACCCGAGCGAAGAAATTAAACAGCAACCCATAGCAATTAGCATTGGCGAAAGTCAATACAAAGGAAATTACTACCCGATACCATTTGGAAGTTATGGAGACTTTTCTTGCATAGTTGGCGCGTCAAAATCGAGAAAAACGTTTTTTAAATCAATGATAGAGGCGGGATATATTGGCGGTACTGCATCGGTTTTTAATCCAATGATAAAAGGACATAATACTCAAGATAAGTTTGTAATTTCATTTGATACTGAACAATCAAACTTTCACACTCAAAGAGTTCAAAGACGGGTTTTAGAATTAATTGGCGGAAACTATGAACTTTACAAAACTTTTTGTTTAAGGAAATATTCTCCCAAGGAAAGATTTGATTTTATTGACTGGATTGTTTTTGAAAGCGATTTTAAAGACAAAATAGGTTTAATGTCAATAGATGGATTTGTTGATCTAGTAACTGATTTTAATAGTTTAGAGCAAGCGACAGGATTAACGCAAAAGCTACTTGAATGGACCTCAAAAGGCAATTTGCATTGCACAGGCATACTTCATAAAAACTTTGGCACGTCAAAGCCAGTGGGGCATATTGGTTCGTCAATATTAAAAAAAGCGGAAACGGTTGTATTTGTCGAAAAGGAAGATAACAATACAATTGTAAAATGCGAGTATTCAAGAAACCAACCTTTTGAACCAATTACTTTTTATGTTGATGATAACGATTGGTTACCAAAAAGCACACCAGACTGGATGTAAAATAAAAACAACTTAAATTATTAATTATGAAAACAGAAAATTTATTTCAGGGATTTGCATATCCAAAGACCAATTTGCAGGAAGTTTTACTAACTTTGATTTTAAAAGGGCAAGTATCATTATTTGCGTTTCCCGTAATGGCAGGCTTTAGAACTAGAGTATCTAATTTGGTTTTAGAATATGGATTAAGTTTAGAAACCACAAAGGCTCAGCGATTTAATAAGTTTGGCAATAGCTACACCTATCACATTCACATATTGCCAGCAGACCAAAAAGAAAAAGCAATTGCAATTTATAATAAAATGCTAAAGAAATGAACGAAATAGAAAATTTAAACAGATACGTAAATCAGTATTACAAATGCAATTTACAGGACGGTGCTGAATTATCAATGTTAATTCAAAAGATAACAGGCTTATTATACTATCTAGAATCAGTAAGAGCTAATGTTCACAATCATTATGAAGTTATGGTATTTGACTTAGTAAAGCAAAAATTTACCGTTTCTCGAGCCGTAAACGAAGCTAATGTATGTTTCCCGCAAATGTATCAACTTAGAAGAGTTATGGATTCTGGATATAAAATATGCGATGCAATCAGAACAAATATAAGTTTTTTAAAAAGTGAAATGAGCCACAGTAAACAACAAGGATAATGAAACAAAAAACTTGTAAAATTTGCAAAGTAAAATTTGATCCTAAACAATTTGCGCAAAACGTTTGTGATTATAAGTGTGCAATTATGCACGCTAAAAAACTTAAAGAAAAAAAAGATGCTGATAAATGGAAAGCAGAAAAAGCCGTTTTAAAGCATAATATAATTACTTCAGATGAATACCGTTCAAAGTATTTACAACCAACTATCAACAAAATAGCGAGGTTTATTGACTTTGGGAACTCCTGCATTGCAACTGATAACTTTGGTAAACTTGCAGGAGGGCATAACATTTCAGTAGGCGCAAACCGAACAACCTCTTTAAATTTACACAACATCCATATTCAATCCTTTGCCTCTAACAGTTACAAAGGTGGAGATACAATTAAGTATCACAAAGGCATTATAAATCGATATGGCAAAGAGTATTTGGAATTTATGGACTACCTACATCAGACCCCAAAATTAAGCCTTACAAAAGATGAAATGGTATTGATAAATAATATTGCAAAAAAGATAGCTTTGGATTTATCAAAGGATTTACAACAGTTAGGACCAAAAGAAAGAATTGAATTAAGAAATAAAATCAACACCGAACTTAATATTTATTCACAGGAATTTTGTATTTTTAATTTATGAAACCAAAAAAGACAACTATCGAGCAACTTGAAAAAGAAAAGCAATCAACAACTCCCGAACGGCGAAAAGAAATACAGTCTTATTTGGACTGGTTTTATTATGGAATTAAACTTTAACACTTTAAAAGTATTGAAAATGTAAATACATATTGTATCTTTGTACAAGCAATAAAGCTAAAACAAAAATATAGGATTATGACTACTACATTTAACACTTACTCAGCAAAAGATCAAGGAAGCTTTAAAAAAGGAGATTTAATAGTTTCTCAATCATTAAAAGATTTTGAAAAATACAATGGTAAATATCTTGTAAAGATATACGATAAAATATCTAATTTAGGAGATAATAGAGTATATGTTCAGAAAGTAATAGCTTAATCATAAAAAACAGCAAAGCTCGGTAATAACTAAATATTATCGAGCTTTGAAATTAATAATCCTATTTTGGCAAAATTAACAAAACAAAGATAATGAAAAAATACAGAATTGAACAACTAGAAAAAAATGCTTTTTATATTGAAGAGTATAAAGAAATAACTGTTTCAAAGTCAAATAATGCATTTTGGAAATGGAAAAAAATTTACACAAAAGAATGGCGTTGGACTGTTTTTAATGGTGTAAAATACCAAAATTTAGTTGATGCAATTGATGCGTTATTTGAAATTGATAAATATCCAATTTTGCATGAAATTAACTATAAAGAAAACATAAATCAAGAAAGTTATTTAGATAAATTAAGATCTTTGCTTGAAGGTTTGAGATGCGATAACATAACAACGCTTTTAAAAAACGGAAAGGAAGAAGATTTTAGAAGATACGGAAATGCTTATTTTAATTCAAAATTTAGATAAATGAAAATAGAAACTCAAGTTCAAATAGAAAAACTTAACAAAAAGTTAATAAAAGTAAATGCGGAGCTTGATCGATGCAGAACTTCTGTAATTCAAGACGGGTGGCAAACGCAAAGGCACGCAAAGAAATCTAGAAAATGGGATTTTTTGGCACAAGAAAAAATTAAGTTAATTCAAGAAATAGACGAAATTCAGCAAACAACAACTCAATGACCAAAAAACCAACGGAAAAGCATTTAGCAACATTCCGACTTTCAAAAGATTGTCGGGATAAGCTTAAGCAATTAGCGGAAGATAAAAACACATCTCAAGCAACCATAATTGAAAATTTAGTAAAAAATGAAAATATCAGAACTACCTCCAAAGATTAAAGAAAAGGCATTAGAGTATCAGAGAAATTCAGATAGTTATCCTTGCGAAAAAGAAACTGATAACTTGCAGTGGGCGTTTTATTGGAAAAAAACCACAGAAGGTCACGAATATTGGGCAGACTTGCATGAAAAAAACAAGCATCATACAATTATTATAGCTATCTTTGCTATTGTTGCAATATTAATTATTATATTATGATATTTACAACAGCAATTCACGGAAATAACTCGCAAACAGAAATTTGTTTACAAGCAACTAAATCTAAAGAAATTTATATGCATATAAAAATGAATATTGATACGGAAAAGGAATTAGATTATGAGAGCATTTTAACTATTGACGAAGCAAAAGATATAGTTTTAGCTTTACAGATAGCAATTAGAAACGCAAAAATACAAACACTATGAAAAAACTATTATTGATTTGTGCAATTGCTTTAAGCAGCTGCACAGCAGACGAACCAAAGACGGAATGTGATTGTAATGCGATTACAACGGTTAACGATGTACCCAACGGGGAAACTTATTATTACGGCGATGATTGCAGCGAAGATGGTAAATTGTTGTTTGAATTTTACGAATCAGGATATGTAAGTAGAAGAATTGTAAAATGTGATTAACTTATGGCATATACCGAAAAAGAAATTGAAACTATTTTTAGTTTAATCATTCAAAGGATTGAAGGCGGCGAAGCATTAAGAACTATTTTAAAAGATTCAGACATGCCAAGTACTCAAACTTTTTACCGTTGGTTAGAATCTAATGAATTAAAATCAAAACAATACGCGTGTGCGTGCGAAGTCAGAGGCGACGCAATCTTTGACGAAATAATTCAAATAGCAGACGCTTCTTATGGAGACAAGAAAGTACTTGAAAACGGGGAAGAGGTTATGGATTCCGAATTTGTCGCACGATCAAGAATAAGAATTGATGCTAGAAAGTGGGTTGCATCAAAATTAAATCCTAAGAAATACGGAGATACCGTTGACTTTACATCGGGCGGCGTTGCATTAACTGGAATTGATTTTAACGTAATTTCTAAAAAATGAGAGTAGAAGTAGATATTTTAAAACATCAACTTGCATTTGTCGAAAGCACCGCAACTCACACGGGATTAATTGGCGGTTATGGCTCGGGAAAATCTTTTGCGGGCGTTTTAAAAACTACTTTAATGAAGTTAAAATATCCAGCGATTCCAGTAGCTTACTATCTCCCAACTTACGGACTGATTGAAGACGTAGCAATACCTAAATTTGCGGAACTTTTGACAAATATGAATACACCTTACGTTTTAAACCAATCAAAACACTTTTTTAACACCAAGTACGGAAAAATAATTTTGCGTTCAATGTCGAACCCAGAGCGCATTGTAGGTTATGAGGTTGGTTATTCTTTGATAGATGAAACAGATATTTTATCAAAAGATGCAATGACTGATGTATTTGTAAAAATTATCGCTAGAAACCGCTGCCAGTTGCCTAATGGAGACAAAAACAAAACAGATGTAGTAGGTACACCGGAGGGTTTTAAGTGGGCATACGAGTTTTTCGTTACAAAAAAAAAGGCAAACCGTAAAATGATAAAGGCCAAAACTTTAGACAACCCCTTTATTCCAGAAGAATATATTGAAACGCTTTCAGATATTTACACGCCTCAACAATTAGAAGCGTACCTAAATGGAGAATTTGTGAACCTAACAAGCGGCAACGTTTACCACCACTTTGACAGAGTAGAAAATAATTCTATCCGAGAAATACAACCAAACGATGTTCTACATATTGGGATGGATTTTAACATTACTAAAATGAATGCAGTGGTCCACGTAATGGACGGCTTAATTAAAACTGCAGTTGCTGAAATAGTAAATGCTTATGATACTTTTGAAATGGTATCATTAATCAAATCTAAATATCCAAATCACTCCATTGTTATCTATCCTGATGCTAGTGGCGACAACCGTAAATCTAGCGGGAAAAGTGACATTGTAGTATTGCGGGAAGCGGGTTTTACAATCAGAAAGCAATCTAAAAATCCATTCGTAAAAGATAGAGTTAATGCGGTTAATGCGGCATTTAAGAACGCAAAAGGCGATCGGGTATATTTTATAAACACAAACAACTGCCCTGTTTACACGGAAGCCACGGAGCGACAAACATATAAGAATGGAGAACCCGACAAGACAACTGGATTTGACCACATAACCGAAGCAGGCGGTTATTTTATTTACACACAAAGAAAAACACCAATGCCATTATGAGTTATCCAAAACAACCAAATACCGACTTTAATTTTTTATACATTATTGGCGGTTTAATATTTTATTATTTTTTATTTAAATATCTTTTATCATGACAGACAAAAAAATACACCTTCGCAGGTTTT